CCTTTAGCTTTTCCAGCTTCATAAGCTAGAGGTGCTCCAATAGCCAACCCCGTACCTATAACTTTTGCAGGTGGGTATGGGGTTAGGCTAGCGAGACCACCTAATCCACCTATAGTGTGCGCAACACCTGCAGCTGTACGACCTTCTGGAAAGTCTTTTGTAGCCTCATATAAATCATATCCTCCAGCTCCACCTGTAATTGGACCAGCTAACTTTCCACCAACCAATTTTGCACCGTTCCAGACTTTACCCATATTAGTGAGTTCATGCAGGGCGGCAGACTCTTGAAGTAGTCGCGCTTTGTCAGCTAGGCGCGCTGCCATTTCTTTATTGCGAGTTACTTCGGTAGGAGTGCTAGATTTTAATTGGTTTAGAGCATCTTCTAAAGATAAAAACTCAGATTTAGCCTGTTGATGCGCTTTTGTCGCTTGAGCTAATTTGTCTCGCGCTGCTTCGGCAATACTACGGTCAACTTTTTCTACACCGCGCGCTGAACTCGCATGAGTGGGTAGCATGATATTTGAGCGTTCGGGTACCATGGCATATCCAGGACCAATCTTAGCTTCTGCATTTTTGACCTGCTTCATAATGTCCCAGACACCTTCTTCATTTTTAGTAGTATCTATTGCGCGAGCAGCGTCAAAATCAGTTAATCCATATGACTTTCCATAGTTCTCAGTAGCAATTCCTCCGAGGGGCTTCACGACGTTTTTACCCTGAGCTGGGGGTAAGCCTTCATCCATTGCTACGAGCTTGCCTAAATCCGTTTTCTGAGTAGATGGAGTGTATATTCCATGTTTAGCTGCTTCAGCTTGAGCTAACTTCAATTCAGCTTCTGCATCTTTTAATACATTTGAAGCAGCTTGATGCTGTTGATGCGTGTCTAAAATATTATTAGCATGGCTTTGAGTTGAGCGTTCAAATGCATTATTAGCTACGTCAGCATTCACCTTAGCCGTATTAAGCGCAGAACCAGTAACTGGAGGTTTGATGACTTCTTCAGTCATAGGTTGATTAAACACCTTACCAGCACCCGCACCTGCTAATGCTGAACCAACGTCCCCTACATCAAAACTAGAAGGAGCAGAAGAAACCGTAACCGAACCTTCAGGAGCAGAACCCGCTTGACCTTGAGTGAGATTATATAATTCAGGATGAGCCTGCTGAAGAAATTGAGCACCCGCATCAGGTTGAGACTGAGTATGAGTTGAACCTTCTTGAGTTAAACTATATAACTCAGGGTGTTGCTGTTGCAACAATTGTGCTCCACTGTCAATTGAGTCAGCCATGATTAATCCTTATTGTTGCGGTTTGTACTTATAGTTATTACTAAGGTAACTATATGCGCTGGCATATTGCTCAGGTACTTTACGGAATGGAGATTCTTTTGAATTAAAGAATTCATTCAAATGAGTATTAGCATAATTCTCACCTTTTTCTCTTACCCAATCAGAATACGCATCTTTTACTGCTAATCCTTTAGAGTTTTCTAATTTACGTTGAGCAGCCCACTTGTCAATAAATTGAGGAATAGTATTCATATTCGTATTCAAGGCTTGCATTTGTTGATCTTCATAGTTTGTCAAGCGCGCACCGAATGCAGTCTGGCGATTCATTTTTAGGTTGTTAATCACCTGTTGAGACATGATCATAGCTGCCTCACTAGCTGCCGCTTTCTGCTCAGTATTCAAAGTTGAATTACGTACTATATTGTCAAACCCAGTTCTGAGATGCCCGATATCGCCTATGGTTACGCCTTCATCAGTTGCACTCATACCGATTTTTGCAAGTTTCTTGATGAATGAATCCTCATCACCTGCCTGCAGTACGCCAAATATTTGATTAGCATCTTTGCGAGTAGCTAAACCATGAAGGCGATCAAGCTGAGCATTAGAAGATATAAAGGCATCGGGTGTTTCACTGGTTAACGCGTCACGCATGGTGTTGTACTGCTTATTACCTGCAACGGCTTGTTCTTTCAATACGGCTTGTTGACCTGCAATACCTAAACCTGAAGATTCCGCGCCTGCCGTTGGTTTTTGTGCATTTTGAGGAGCTGAACCTTTTTGAAACAATAATGAAGGATCAATAGGCTTTCCGTTTTTATCAAGAATACCAAATTCAACATGAGGTCCAGTAGACTTACCAGTAGAACCTACAGTACCTACAGGTTGCCCTTGAGTTAGATCATCACCTGTTTTGACATTAACATCATTCAAATGCGCGTAATATGAGGTTGTTCCGTTAGGGTGCTCAATAATAACTCGATTACCATATCCGTCAGGTGATTTTTCAATTGATGATACTTTTCCTGGTAATACAGTCTGCACTGGAGAATTAAGAGGAGCAGCAAAATCAATACCATTATGTGACTCAATTTTAGAATTATCAAATGGATTTTTACGCTCTCCAAATGGGCTAGAGATTGTAGCTTTTTCAACGGGATAATTAAGTCCAAAACCTTGTTGGGCTGCAGGAGATTGAGCCGTAGAAGGTTGAGGCGTAGAAGGTTGAGTTACATTAGGCAATGCTCCTGGGAATTCAGCATTTAAACGAGCAGTGGCTACGTTAGCATTAGATGCCTCTGCTCCTGCTTTTGTTGCCTCATTTGTGAAGCCAATCATATTCTTTAAAATTTCACCACGAGCTGGAGATAAAGAAGCTACCAATGGGTATATAGCCTGCAACTTTGCAGATTGAGAAGCATCAATATTGCCTGAACTTAAAGTATTAGGCACTTCAGAGGGGGATACTCCTAGGGTTTGACCCATTAATCCAAGGGCTTTTGCATCATTCTGCATGGTGTATTTTTGACCAGCAATTTGAGCACGCATCATAGCTAGACTAGGGGCTATGTCTTTTTCATGCTCTATATCTTTACCCATAGCTCCCGCCGCATTACCTGCAGACTCAGCAAAAGAACCGCCGCGAGTAGGAGCTAAAAAACCTTGAGCTACATTAAACCAGTTTGTACCTCCACGGTTCTGCAGGGAATCTGCAACCTTGGTTAATGCATCAACATACGCCTGTTGAGCCTCTGGATCTGTACCGATTCCAGCCGGAGCAGCTGGTAATGCACCTATAGTTGCCATGATTTATCCTTAATAAGATTTTGACTGAGCGTATTCAGAAGACCTCAGACATGATGGGTGCCGCTTGGGCGTCAGCTTGTTGTTGAGCATAAGCTGCCGCTTGGGCGTCAGCTTGCTGTTGGGCTGCCGCTTGGGCATCAGATTGCTGTTGAGTATAAGCAGCCGTAGCAGGGTTACCAAATTGATCAACAGGTGTACCGCTTGAATCAACATAAGTCGGCATACCTGTACTTGGGTCTGTTCCTGATACGCTAACTCCAGTTGGAAGACCACTTCCACCGTTGCTCGTACTAGAACCACCGTTACCAATCCAGTTAGCTGCACTACTTAATCCGTTAGTTAAGGCGGAGTTGGCGGCAGTTAAACCACTTCCAACCAAGCCAGAAGTAGCAGGTGTCTGCCCATTAGTCGATGCAGGTGAACCAAACAATGTTTGACCCAAGCCCGTTCCAGCCAATGCCGAACCAATACCCGAAATCTGCGCGAGAGGAGAAGTATTGTAAGCACCAGGAATCGGACCAGTATAAGTTGAACTCGTAGCGGTAGGAATTGTAGCACCTTTGAGTAGGTTGGATTCTGCCGTGAGTTGAGTCATTGGATAATTCTGAGCATTTTGACCGATAGTCTGCTGCTGAGCACCAAGGGTAGACAGCGCGTTAACGTCACCTAGACCGAGGTTCTGAGTAGTTGTACCTAGGTTTTGAGCAGCTATACCTGTATTTAGAGCACCTTGTTGAGTTGCAGTTGCAAGATTACCCTGTAGCTGACCAGCATTAAGCTGATTTGCCATTTGAGTATTAGTTAGGTTACCTGCCGTTTGTCCTAATTGACCATAAAGAGCTGCTTGCTGCCCAGCCGCTGTAAGAGCATTTTGATAACCAGACTGTAATGCAGAAGCCTGCTGACCAGTAATACCTAAACCTGCATTAGAAAGGACTTCCCCGAGAGCCTGCTGTCCGCGTTTAGAACCGAATCCACCCGCGCCTACAATACCAGCGGTCGCTTGAGGAGCAAGGTTTTGAGCAATATTAGCTTGACCGAGATTACCGATAGAGTTAACAACGTCATTAGTATATGGAGACATATACTGTTGAACAGTTTGTGAAGTAGGAACAGCTGCCGCATTTAAATAAGGTTGAGCCGCATTAACCGCATTATTACCCATAGCTGTATTAATAGTACCAGCAGCAGCAGCTGAAGGGTTAATACTACCTGCGTAATTTATATTAGAAGAAGCTGTATTTAAAGCAGGTTGATAATTACCAACATTCTGCCCAACTTGACCAAAGGCTTGCTGCTGTAATGGAGCTGCTCCAACATATTGAGAATTTTGAGCAGCTGCTTGACCTTGAGTAGATAACTGATTCAAATAATCAGTATAGAACTGCGGAGTGGCAGTAGCTTGAGCTTGAGTAGTAGTAATATTAGGTAAAGCTGTACCCTGAGTAATAGAACCCGATCCAGGAGCTGAACCTGCTGTTACACCGAGGTTTGGAGGTAATGCACCGACAGCAGCCATATTATGAGTTCCTTGTTTTCTTGATTGCTTCTTTTACATATTGTAACGGAGAAGCCTTTGGGGGGATCTTATCAACTGGCGCAGCTCGTTTGTGTGCGCGTACAGATTTACGGAAGTTATCTAAGAATCTTGCACCAGCCTCAGATGAACCATCACCGAGTGCCGCTACAGTGTCAGCATCAAATACATATTCGTCATTAGCGAGCATTGCAGGAATCTCATCGCTTTGACCAGTACCGCGCCCTTTGACGTGATGACCTGTTTTTCCTGTTACAAATTCAGGTACATGCTCAGCATGACCACCGTTAGCATAACCCACAACTCCACCGTTCTTATAAGTCTGAGTTGTTGAACTACCCATAAGAGACGCTAAAATACGCGGATCAACAACACCTAATTGAGGATGCATTTGAATTAACTGTTCTAATTGAGGGTTAGAAGTAGTAGATGAAGGTAGATTACTAGAGGTCATAACCCCTGGAGTCAAGTTAGCAGGTAAACCATTATTATTTAAACCTGAACTTGGCGCGGAATTACTAGCAGTTCCAGTGTTAAAGTTTACACTAGAGCCAGTAGGAATACCCGCTTGAGAACCAGCTAATTCAAGGTTAGAAAGACCACCACTAGTGGTACCTGCCATTGTAGGTGCACCAGTTTGACTTTGAATAGAAGCAGCGTTTTGAGATTGAATAGCTGCAGTTGGTATACCAGTTGAAGTTGATTTCAGAGTTCCACTAGCTTGAGTAGTAGGGGCATTTACAGAATTAATAGCCGTATTAGCTCCATAACTCGCAGCACTACCCAGAACTTGACCTAATAATGAACTATTAGCATTTTCTCCAGTAGCTGCATTTTGGGCAGCTGTTCCGAGTTGATTCGCGGCAGAAGAAACGCCACCGATAATACCACCTGTTAATGCGCCCGTACCAATGCTTCCGTTATTTACGGCAGCCATTGTACCACCTCGTATGGCTCCATTTAAAGCGCCTTGACTAGTAGGGTCTAAACCTAAATTTTGACCTACAGTATTTGCTACTCCAGAGGCAGCCCCACCCGCTCCACCAATTAGAGCACCAGTGCCGATATTACCACCATTTAATGCCGCACTTGTGGCACCGCTAACTGCACCAGTTAAAGGACTAGCTAGTAATGAAGGTGCTCCAGCTTGAGCTAAACCATTACCTAGACCACCTGAAACTGCTCCCGTAACACCCGCGTTAAGAACCTTATTAGGGTCAATCGAGCCTGTATTTACGAGTTGCCCAAGACTATTCATTCCAGCACTTTTTAAAGCACCTTGACCAGCAGCTTGAAGCGCAGAGTCTGCACTGGCACTGCCTGTAACACTTGCAGCGTCAGCAGCCGTAGTCCCAGCCGTAGCAGCCGTATCACCCGCTACAGTAGCCGCATTTGCAGCAGCTACATCCGCACCTGTAGCGACAGCGGTATCGGCTGCAGCGGTTCCCGCAGCTGCTTCAGTTCCAGTAGTGATAGCGGCGTCAGCAGCGGCAGAAGTAACGGCATCTGCAGTAGCAACTTCACCCGCTGCAATAGCTCCGTCCGCGGCAACAGCCCCGCCGTCAATAGCAGCTTCAGCCGCGAGCGATGCCCCATCAGTAGCAACAGCTAGGGCAACAGTAGCAACTACGGCAACCACTGCCATAATACCACCGCCCCCGCCACCGCCTTCTAAAGTAGCAGGACCATATCCGCCTAATCGTTTTTGGAATGCCCGCTCAGGGAGCATTGAATCTAATGTATATCTCATAAACGTATCATCCAGTTATAATTTGGCTTATCTGGGTCTTGAATCTCTGTGCCTTCTTTATCTGCTAGCTTCTTTAAAAGGTTAATAATCTGAGGATTATCAGCATTTCCGTAGATAGCTTTGATATTGAGTTTTTCAATATCGTGAAAAATAGATATCATAGCTTGAGCTAATTTTAGCGGAGAGTCTTCAGTAAATAAATGAGTTTCATACTCATTATCGCCGATCTTTGCTAATAACAAAACAGAATTTCCTTTAGTTAGCAGGAATCCTAATTTGTGTGTTAGAATATATTGAATGCTGACTAGGACTTTGGTTGAATCCAATCCATGTTTTTCAGCCTCTTTTTTGATAATCTCTGAAGGTCTCATTTGTGTTTCCGTATCGTCATAATACCTACTAATTGTTCTGCCCACTGTTGCCAATCATCAAACAACCTTGGGTCTGGAGTTCCTGAATTAACAAAATATCCAATTCCCTGCATGCCGCTAGCCCAATCACGCCATTTGTCCTCAGGCACTGTACCGAGCTGATTCGCAGCAAATAACTCTGCCATCAAGGCGCACCACTTGTCCCAACTCATTCCGCGAGGGTCGTAGGTTATCATGGGTTGCCTGTTCCGCGCTCATCACCAATGTCGGCACTGACCAATACATTACCTAATTGATAATTTCCGTTGACGGTATTGCTTATGAATTTTAACCGCAATTCACGTCTTTGTTCACGCATGTCAATCTTGAGAGTGTCTGGGTCAAAAACGTAAGGATCTGAATTTTCATTTACGTCATCAGCGTAAGACTTACCAGTTACAACGAGGCTCATCTCACCGACTTGAACGAAGTCTGGCTCAACACGTTCAACGCGGATCCAACGGTTTAAACCTTTAATTTGTTTTGGTCCTGGACCACCGTTCACCCAGCCGAGGCTATTAGTCTCAAAAGAAGACTCAATAGCGTTTACATTGTTAAGATAAACCTCATCAACACCAATTTCATGTTGCCAGACAGTATATTGGCCTAATAGATTAGGTTCATTACCAGCCCAAACAGGATAGCGGAACACCTCAGAGAATGCGCCTGATGAACGGTTAGCACCGAGTGCTTGACCTGCGTCATACCATTTCTTTTCACGAGTGTTGTAGATGATGGCATCATTACATTCAACAGAATCACCTTTAGGGTAGAACCACCAGATTTCACCCCAACGAGGAATCTTACTAACCCATACTTTTTGTCTTTGAACGTAATTCAAGTTGTCAAAGAAGTAATTCATGTTCATATCATTCGGTACTTCTTGAACAACTCCGTTATACGCTAGGAATCGGTCAACGCCACACCAGAAGTAAATACCGTCATACTCAATAACGCATTGAGATGAAAGTATTGAAGTCTGATTAGTTACAATGTCATACGTCCAGTAGATTGTTGATGTGCCGACGTTAGTTGGGTTATACACTACGCGAATCAAAGAATCTAATGACCAAAATAAACCCGCAGGTGCAGTAGTACCGCCGCGTACGGGTAAGCCTTTAACAATCTTTGTAGCAGCTACGTTATTCTCGTTTGAATCTGCTCCCACCCAGTTTTGCAGGTCTCCCGCTGAATTGTTTTTAAGTAAACCATTATTACCATAAACAAACAGGTAAGGGTAAAGCATTACGCATCCGCCTGAAACAGCAACATTATTATCAAACGTAAATGAGGTTGGACTGCCAGTAACCGCATTATTAATTGTTACAGTGGTTAATGGGGTAGGGGAACTAGTAACGACAACCGCAGTTACGACTGTGTTAGCAGCTATTCCGAGCCCAGTTACTGTTTGACCGACTGCGATTAGAAAATTTTCACTAGGTATGGAAATAGTAGTTCCAGTGGCAGTTCCCGTAGCGGTAAACACACCCACTTTAGACATTGAACCGCCAGGAAATGTTCCGTATAAAACAGGGGTATTTACTGTACTGTCAATATCTTCTAGATTTTGTCCTGGATGGGCTATGATTGTTAAAGCACCTGAACCTGCTGAATCATAAGAAATATCAAACTGCCAGAGGTTATTAGCATTAGCAGTAAAGTTATTTAAAGTGATCGGGTATGGTCCAGAACCTACACCGTCATCATTGTCTGTTTGCCAATACTGCAGTGAATCTGAATAACCGCCGTAAACATAGTTTTCACCGTTTTGGGATTGCATAATCATACCCCGAGTAATTCCAGGAGCATTCAGAAATATACCTTTGTAACCCCAGATCTTACGAGGGCGACCGCGCTGAAAGCGCACCCATACGCCATCAACGTAGCAGGGAGCATCAAAGAGAGTTCCGTCTCTTTGAATCCCAGGAGCTACCGATAGGTTATAGATGTCAGTGGTCAAAAGTTACCTCCACCGATTCCGTTAGGCACGTATAAACCAGTTGAACTGAATATTGCCGCTAATGCGTTTGAGATGACAACGCCCATTTGACCTGAAGTCGGCAGGTATAAACCTGAGTTCAAATCACCAGTGAACTTGAGTGAAGGAGTAGCGAGCGAGCCGTTACCGAGCGTCAAAGAGGTAATAACGCTTGACGAGCCAGAAGCCGCGTTGTATACGTTAGTTCCGTCACAAATTAACACAAGGGAAGTTCCCTGTGGTATTGTAACCGTAGCCGCGCCTATAGAAGTTGTTTTAACTGTAAAAGTATATGAACCAGTAGTATTATTGGTCATGGTATACAGTTGAACCGTAGGGGGAACAATGACGATTTGATTTGAAGTTAAAGTGCCAGTGAACTCTTGAATGAGGTTAGATGCTTGAGAGGCAGTCTCGGTTAAAGTTCCACCAGTGACCACAACGGATAATTGAGTAAAAGCAAATTGAGTAGCCTGACCGTATCCAAATGTATTCCATCCGCTACCGTTAGAAACCACTACAAAAGACTCAGTAATTTGTAATTGGTCGCTTACGTTACCGTCAATAGTGTCAGAACCGACTGGGGCAATGGTAAGGATACCTGAACCGTTGTTACGGAACATGCAGAACCAATTCGCACCTACGCTTGAGGCAGAAGGTAGAGTTAAAGTTCCCGCACCACCTTGCCATACTGCAAATTGGGCACGAGCCGTAGCAGTTAAAGCTGAACTAGCGTAGTAATTAGTAACTGAGTAAGACTGATTCAAAGTAGGACCAATCGCGGTCAAACCGTAACCCGCGAGGGTAGCGGCATCGGCAGCTGAAGTTCCCGCGCCGAATGTGACGTTAGACCAAGTTCCGTTAATAGTTGAATTGTCAGTCAAATAAAGGTAAAAAGCTACTCCAGAGTTTACTGAAAGCAGTGTATCACCGCCATTGTCAGTAACAGTAAAAGGGTTTGAACCAATGTTACGAATGATTACCGCTTGACCTACTGAGACTTGCGCCGCAGGTGGCATAATCAAGTCTAAGCCGCCAGTAGTCGCGGTTACTTCAATGATATTCGCGGCTACGTCAACAGTATCATTACCGTTGATTGGCCATTCTAAATACGTATTGGCAGAAATGGTAAGGTCAATGTACCCGACTTGAGAAGGGGAAATTGTCGCGCCAGTAAAAGGATTGGTGTATTCCATGATTAAACCGTTTCTTTAGATTCTGTTTTAGCTTTTTTAATAGCCCAAGTTGCTTTCATTTTAGCAATTGTTTCTTTTGAATGTTTTCTTCCATAAAATGGATTTCTTTCATTAGCCAATCGCCCTTTTAAATATTCAGAACGCTTTTTTCTAATATCATCGCGCTTCATAGGATTTTTATCACCTAACCAAGCTAACGCATGTTTCTTTTTAGTTTCATCAGATCTTTTAACACCTGTACTAGCTTTACGCATTTTGTTTCTTATTTCTTCAGAAGGATTGCTTAAACCTTCTCCTCCATCTGTAGAATTATAACCCAAAGGGCTTCTAGTAGCGTGTTCTTTTATCAACATTTTTTCTATAAAAAACGCAGATTCTAAATCTTTAGAAGATGCAAAATGCTTTATAACAAAATTGTGCGCGCCATATTTTCTTATAGCTCTGTAAAAATAAGTATCTTCTTCAGCTTTTTTATGCTCTTTCCATCTTTTATCAATATCTTTAGTTATGCCAACATATTGCTTGGCATTTATGATATTAGTTATGATGTAAATGTAATACATGATTAAGAATCTTGAGCAATAGCTTGACGGTCGGCAATGCGTAATTTATCCTCATTACTCAAGGCAGTGATTGCCTCGGTGTACTTAGTCTGAAAAATTACACGTTGATCATTTTTTAGAAACGGCATAGCTTGAAGCAGTGTCCCATAAAGCATCGCATTAGGTGCATTACGCGTAAGCCAGTTAGTCTGATTATCTGATGAAAGAGGTTGAATGCGCTCGTAATACAATACTTCAAACGCATAATTAGTATCTGGAGTAGGAGCTACCAGCCAATTATCATAATCATAATCGGCATAGTATAACGGAGTAGATAGAGTTGAACTATTAGGGGCATAATTGATTAGGTATTCATATTTACGCAGGAATACAGGTTGTTTTTTACCACCTACAGTAATATTGAACGAGGTCGTCTTACGCCAGCGTGCGGGTTTAGGAATTACAGGATTACCAGCGAGCATGGTAGATTCTACAACCTGTTGCTGTCCTAATGACTTCATCATTTCTGCTATTTCAAATTCAGCCAACATGATGAATGTAGGAATTTGATTTACAACCGCAGGGTCATTACGCTCTAAATATTGTTCTATATTAGAGGTTAGATTGTCATACGTCATTACAGCTGCGGGA